TACCGTGAAAACGCTGCCTTTGGCCGCGCTCAAGGAACTTTGCGCCGGATTGAAAAAGGATGTGGTTCCCACCAAAACCCGCGTTATGACACTGGCTGCCGGTGAAAAACTTCCATCCATGCAATATCGGGCTGGTCAATATCAGCCAGTCAAGACGCTTTCGGATTCGGCACGCGCCATTGAGGAACAAATCTCCCGCACCATGGGCGAGGAACATCTCCGAATGAACCGTAACTAACTGAATTATGGCCCTTCAAACACTCACGCTTTTAGACCTTGTAACCCTCCAGCGCAATGATGTCCTGACCGGTCTGGTGGAGGATGTCACCACGTATGCGCCCGAATTCTCCGTGGTTCCGGTCGTGCGCCGGCCCGGTACTTATTATGAAATCGTCAAGCGCACAGCGTTGCCCACCGTCGGGTTTCGCGCCGTAAACAACGGCACGGCTTCGGCCAAATCGTCCTTCAAGAAGGAGACCAAGGAGATGTTCTTCCTTGATGTCCTTATTAACGTTGATGAGGCGATTTACAAGGGGGACGACCGTTCGACCGGAGATATTCTTTCGCATGAGGCGCAGGGCGCGTTGCAAAACGCCGTTATCAGCATCGGCGCACAGTTTTATTACGGGACTTCCAATGCCGCCTTTGGCTTCGGCGGGTTGCGCTCACAACTTTCCGGGTCAGTCCAAGCAGGCGGCAGCACCAATTCAACCAGCGCCTATCTGGTCTGGTTCAATCCGTGGGGCGTCTGCTTCGATGTTGGCAACGATGGCGAGATTGCCATGCCGCCATTCATGCGCCAGCAAGTAACGGCCTCATCCATCACCGCCGGGGCGACCGGCAACCTGTTCGCTTGGGTGTCAAACATCTCCTGTTTCATCGGTCTGTCGGTAAAGTCCAATTATTCGGTCTGGGCGGTGACGGGCATTTCCGGTTCCGGTGCCACGAACAAATGGACGGACGCGCTGGCCGCGCAATTGATTGCGCTCATCCCGCTCAATCGCCGTCAGGGTCTTTGCTGGTTCGCCAATCGTCAGGCGGTTTATACCTTGCAGGCGCAACGCACCGTCACCCTCTACGGCACGGATAAGTTGATTCCCGACCAAGGCGTGGTCGCCCCGCAACCCACCAGTTGCATGGGATTCCCGATAGTGCAAAGCGACAGCCTCACGAACACGGAGAGCGATTAAGAAAAACTAATCTACAACATAAGGAACTATAATGTCTGTCGCGAACGGAGTACCATTAAATCAGCGTGCGTTACTTGACCAGAACTACATTGTCACGGCCAATTTCCCGAATGCCGCGAACACGGTGAACACCAGCGGCATGGATTTGGCGCAGGCCACGCCCTATCCCACCACTGACCGCATTGATGTGAACTTCGTATGCACGGCGGGTTCCGGGGCGAATAACAAGAACGTCAACTTCGCTTTGCAGGATTCGGCGGATAACATCACCTTCGCCAACGTCGCGTTCATGAAGGCTCCATTGTTTCAAGTGGTGGACAATGGCACGACCAATACCAACGTCGCCAATGTGATTGTGAAGCTGCAACCGGGTGGATTGCGCTATATCCGCGCTCAGATGTTGGGCGAGGCATCGGGCGGCGCTGGAACCAATGGCGTTCTCAGCCTCCAGCTTTTATTCTAAATCACGACATGCGACCATCTTTTTCCACTTTTAATCATGGAAATAAGAGAGGGATTGACGCCAAACATGGCACCAATCTTATTGGTCGTATGCTGTTTGGATTTAAGCATTTGTTTAATCTTAATCACTTGTTCAGTTTTAAGTTTGGACATGCAACTCAATTCGCCTTTTCCAAAGGCGGTAATGAATCGTCCTTTCTTGACCGTATCACGATTATTGTCCCCCTTGGTTCCAAGGAACAAATGAGCGGGATTCACGCAAGCGCGATTGTCTCCACCGGGACAGTTGTGAAGGGTGCAAAGGCCGTCCGGAATGGGTCCATTGTGCATAATCCAACTTGCGACATGCGCCCCGATTTGGCCCATATAATCGCCTCTGACAATCTGGCCATATCCAGTTCCCCTAGCACCCCCAATGTTTCCAGTCCAAATCCAGCAGGATTCGGTCTTTCGAACCTTTTTCCAAAAGCGTTTCGGGAAGTCCAAAGAAAGGCGTTGCTCTGCGAGGTATTGGGGCGTAATTTCTTGTTGCATAATGTCAATCGTGTTTTGGCGTTGTGCCGCGTTCCCGGCCACACCAATGGCGCGGGGACATCTTCATTTTCACCTGAAACCCTTAATTTCGCAACATAATTATGACAAACAGGTTGGCAGTGGAGCCTAAAGTCTTTGTCGGAGTTCCGGTCTATTCCGCAATAAATCCAGACTTCTTTTGTTCATGGACTCGCCTGATTGCGGAGTTTGATAAGGCCGGGTCTAATCTTGTGATTCCTGCCCCGCATATCGGCGATAGCCTTATTCCACGCGCCCGCAATTCCATTACCAGCGGATTTCTTGAAAGTGATTGCACGCATCTGTTGTTCATTGATTCCGACCTCATTTTCAGTGCTGACCATATTCGTCGTATCATTTCTCATGACGAAGATTTGGTGGGCGGGACGTATTGCAAGAAGATGGAAGGCCCTCCCCAGTTCGTCTGCAATTCACTTCCTGACCCGACCATCAAATGCGATGACCGTGGGTTGATTCAGGTCAAGTATGTCGGGACGGGGTTCATGTGCATCAAGCGGAATGTCTTTGTCGAGATGATAAGGGCGTTCGGCGAGGAAATGTGGTATACGCTAGACCACGACCGCAAGCGGGTGGAATACGACTTCTGGGGTTGTCAGGTTTACAAGTTCCCCGATGGTTCACGCCGTTACCTATCTGAGGATTGGTGGTTCTGCCAGAAATGGCTCGATTTGGGCGGCAAGGTATTCATGGATTTGCAATGCGTCCTCAAACATTCGGGGAGCGCAATTTATCCGCTCAAAACCCAAGAGCCGGAACTGAACTTCAAACGCCAGCCTCCACTGCCGCTTGAAAGCAATGCCGGGGACTCCGCGCCTCAACCCGCTGGGTCACCGGCCCTTGATTTAACCACATGAGCTCGTATGCAAACATAGCGCAGGTTCAGGGATTGATTGCCCTGCCCGACCTTATCGCCGCTCTGGATGATGATGGGACTGGCAATTACATTCCCCAACTCAACCAGATAATAATTGATGCCTCCAATGATATTGATGCACGGCTGGCGAATATTTACCAGACGCCTTTCGTTGGAACTCCCCCGGCCAAAGTATCGGCGGCCTGCCTGATATTCGTATGTGAGCGGATATTCGAGCGGCGGCTTGCCCCGGAGGAAAAGAACCCGTGGAAGATGCAGGCCGACATGTGGCGCAAGGAATTGACCATGATTTCCAATGATGAAATCGCCTTGGACGTTAATTTTTCAAGGGCGTTCCCACCGGGGGCGGTGACGCTGGAAGCGGCGGCAATGGACGGATACAGCGGTTGATTATGCCTTATAGTATTGCAGACCAGATGAATCAGATTATCGGCGTGTTGAAAACCGCCGCGCAGGATAATGGGGGCGATGCCTTCATTGCGAACGATTTGGTTCACATGTGGAAACAGCTTTTCGACAAGTCCAACGCCGAAAAGGTTCTGCTAATGTATAATGGCGAACAGGTCAGGGGCGAGTTTGGCATAGCCGCGCCATTGGGCCGGGTTGACCGCCAGTTTATTGTGGTGGTGTCACGCGGGCGCAGTCTCATGGTGGAACGAGGTTCGCCTTTGACCAATCAAAACCAGAACGCCATTCCGCTGTTTACTGTGGTGGAAGGATACCGCGACATCATACGAGGTCTGATATTAGACCCGCAATGGACGGAATATCCGATAGATTATCAGGGCGTCATGCCTTTCCCCGTTGGCGATGGCGGGCCGATTATTGATGCTCTACAAATCCAGTTTTCAGTTGGTACGCAATTGTCTTTGATTAAAGACCAACCGGGAGCTTTGGCTCAACAATGAACGATATACGAGCCATAATGTTGAGAAACGGTGGATTTACGGTTGTAGATGAATCGCAATTCGCACGATTGAATTCAGTCACATGGAGGCGTAATCGTGGTGGTTATGCAGATAGGGTCATAAAAGTCGATGGAAAACGGAAAACATTACAAATCCATCGTCTGGCAAACAATACTCCTGAAGGATTATGCACAGACCACATTAATGGCCATAAACTTGATAATTCGGGAAGGAATCTTCGTTCATGCACGCATTCTCAGAACAATCATCATAGGATGAGAAAGAAGCAGACCCATTCAGATGAGAAGTATTTTGGAGTGACTAAGAACTGGAATAAATGGGAATCCGGTATCCGAATCAATGGTAAGAATATCTATCTTGGACTTTTTGAAACTCCCGAACAAGCGGCTATGGCATACAATGATGCTGCAACCAAATATTTTGGTGAGTTTGCCCACCACAATATAATTCAAGGAGGCAAATAGATTGGCGTGGCCACCGACTATTCCGTCAGTAGGATTTCGTGCCGAAGGATATTCCACATTCATTTGGGGAACGGCTGGTTTCGCTGCCCAATCGCCTATTGTCCTGTCGTATATTATCAAATCCATACGTCCAACCGAACGGGCGGAACAGTTGATAATTGAGAATGGCGATGGATTGACATCGACACAGATTCTTTTGCTAGATGGCATTAATTATGAAGTGACGGTGGTCGATGATTCCAGCCTTGTGCCGCCCATTGCCGGAACGGTGGGCAATATCATCATTCCTCAACTTGGCGTTAACAAGATTGTAACCAATGTGGCTGTGCCCGCTCTGGTGGTGGGAAGCTCCATGAATTTCGCCCGCAAGACCGAAGTGGAGCGCATATTCGAGATTAAAACGTACGTTCTATTCACTCCTTCGTAATATGACGATTGAAGCCATCAAACTTCCGCCGCAACTGGAAACCATTGAATCCATGGCAGCGAAGCGTGCCGAGGCCAACCCATTGCCGGGGGCGTTGGGTGACGCCTTTTTGTCCGGGCCGATTGCCATTGCGGGCCATGAAGTGCGAAAACTCGTGGCATCGGATTATGTGATATTCAAGTTCCTCGATTCACCTATTTTGAGGCAGCTTTTGGAACTATCCAAGTCTCCTGACAAACAGGAGGCGGTTGCCTTTTCCGATGAGGAAGAATGGGAAATGTGCTGGCAGTTCATTCATAACCCAAAGGAATGCCGGGAATTGATGAAGCGTGGTCGGGAACAGTTCCGGGAACTTTGTGCCGTGGAAATCGGCGATTCATTCTCCCCAGAGGAAACGAAGCTGATTGTGCTGGCCATCAGCGAGCAGGTGCGTCGAAATGGCGATACGGCGGTCAAGTTCGTGGCCGATGCGAAGGAGAAGGGTGAGATAACTTTTTTTCGGGAACCGCCAGTGACGGGCAGGGCTGGTGGTTAGATTACGTCTGCCGATTGGTAAAGACGTATCCCTCTTTTACGAGGGATTTTGTTTTATATGAGCTTGCGATGCAGGAAGGCTGGGCGTGGTACGCGCAGGCGATTGAATTTGACGGTTGGCTGGCCTTTTGCGGCGTGAAACGCGCCAGCAAGGGTTATATCGCTCAGGAAATGGACAGGTTGATGGAACAGGTGAAGAATGGCCGGTAAACTACAATGGATGCTGGAAATTGCCGGGGTCGAACAGGCCAAACGGCAATTGCGAGATTTGGACAAGATGGCATCCACCATCGGTCGTGGTTCTACATCGTCATCTGCCGCAGGATGGGCTAAGGGAGTTGGCCCCGGATTCCTTGCGGCCAATCCCGGATTTCAGGACATGATAGCTCGTGGAAATCCGCCTCCGATTATTCCACCGCCAAGAATTGCATCCCAGAATGCTTTCCAGTCCATTTTCAGTTCTTTGGGCGGTTCCAGCGGCGGAAGCTTAATGGCAACGTTGGGGAAAACAGCATTGATTTATAAAACACTTCAATATTCAGCGGAAGCTCTTAGGGCCGCGTTTAGCGAACTTGTCTCTGCCGTGCAACGTGGTGCAAGGCTTTACACCGATTCTGCCAAGACGGGTCGCGGAACGGGGCAATTATTCCAGCTTCAAACTGCTCTTGCCTCGGCTGGCATTGATGAATCACAGGCCAATCGGTTGTTGCTTTATGGTCAGTTCGGAAGCAGGGCCGGTCGAAGTGCTGGAAGCATTACTCGCCCCGGAATGCAGGGCGGTGGACGCCCGCAAATGAGTTTTGAAGGTCAAATCCTTGGGGCAGGTAGAAATGTCATGTCAATTGGGGAATTGCAGGAACTTAAAAACCTTTCACAGGACATTGAACGTTCATGGAAGGATGCCGCCGTAGATGCTCAGATTGCCTCACAGAATGCCAAGAGTTTGTTTGACCTGAATGTCTCGTTTCAGAATCTAAAGCGAGAATGGAACACTTTATGGAGTGAACTCGCAACGTCCATGTCTTTGATTCTGACTCCCGCTCTGAATGAACTTAAAAACGCTTTAAAGGCATTCAACTATCTGGCGAATATCGGACTGGGGCCATATATAAAGGCATTTGGCGGTGTTGGGGCAAATATGACGCAAAACATGGGTGTTGGCTCATCACGCCTTTCCGCAAACTCATGGCAGCGTATGGGACTGGTGATGCAGGGCGGGGCACTTTCCAATGATGCCGCAACGCAGACGGCCAAGAATACCGCCAAGTTGGTGCAGATTGAGGAACGCAAGATGCAAATGGCCCCTCGCGGTGGTGGAATGCCCAACAACCCGAACTACAATCAACCATGAACGTTTTATCATTAACCACACTTGCCAGCGCAACCACTCCTTCAACATGGAATCCGGTCGCGGGCATACGAACGTCAATCTTGGATTCAACCAATCCGCAATTCCTGCGTTCCATCAGGCTGGATGGGACTGCGCTGGTTTTGTCCATCAACAATGCCGCAGTGCAACCGGTAATACTTCCTATTTCCGAATTCCTTGCCGCCTGCGCTGCCGCCAATCCTGCATTATCATGGCCGCCATTGGTGGTTTCACAACCTGCAAACTTGACCGTGGCGACTCCTTCAGGAACCACCTTTCACTTTGGAGTGACCTCGGAAACGGCCATCACCTATCAATGGCAGGTATCATTGAATGCCGGGTTTTCTTGGACAAACGTGGTCAACAATGCCACATATTCAGGGGCAACCTCATCGACGCTCAGTATTTCCAATAGTACGGGATTTAATGGAAACCATTATCAATGCATTGCCACCAATGCCAGTGGCAGCACGACTAGCAATGGTTTGACCAATGGCATATTCACGGTTCTGCCAGACCCAAGTTTCACAGTTCAACCCAAAAGCGTTAATGTCACGCATCCATTTGGAGCCACATTCACCGTTCAGGCGGTAATTGACAGTTCGCCATTATATCAATGGCAATTATCAACTGACAGCGGCGTCACATGGAACAATCTAGCCAATGGCGGGGTTTATAGCGGCGTTCTCGGCCCTTCCATGACGGTTGGTAATTCCACCGGTCTGAATGGCAATCAGTATCGTTGCATTATCACTGACACGGCAGGAACAGCCACCAGCAATGCCGCCATCTTGACCGTTTTGTAATATGGCATCATACCCTCCCTCGTGTTTCGATGTAGCGGATGGAACCATTATCGGCGTTGGAACCGCTACTCCCGACGGGGCCATTCAAGTCCAGAATGCCTTCGGGGGGGGGTTTATATTTGAAGAAGACCCGAACTCACCTGAGATTGAGCGCGGCGAGCAGGGAACGGTAGTCCACAAGTTCAATTGCGACACCCAGACCGGAATCAACATTGTTGCCACCATTGGTCGCGGGGCAATTTTCATTGACAGTTTCGGAAATGTAACCCGTTGCCTTACCTGTAGATTCAGGAATGCCAAGGCTGATACTTGTTCAATTGAAATAACCGGCGAATCGATTAGCTTCGATGTTCCACCCGACGAATATTCCATTGATACAATCGAGTTGAATCCGTCCCTGTTTCGGCATCCGCGTTACAACTGGATTCTTAATTATATCCCTTCATCCGGGACTCAGGGTGGAAATAATATCGGCCCATTGCTCATATCGGCCATAAATGGGGCGGTTGACCAGACGCAGGTTGTTTCTCAGCAGGACGGAGTCACCACGTATTCAAGCCTCATTGTGCCGACCGATACCACGATTGTCGGCGGTCTGACTTTTAACTGTCTGCGACTGGCCAATGAACTGGTGGGAAAACTGAGGCAGGGAAACGATGTATTTTATCTGGCCGGTTTCAAGGCTACATGGTCGGTGTATTTCTTCCTTCCCCCGGCGTTGAATCCGGGCGGTTATATCAACGACCCCGTGACTCAGGGCGGACTTCCCGCCTATTTCTGGAGTGATGACGAAACCCCGTCCGGTGGCAATACCTTGATTGAAAAGGCCGCGCTTGCCGCCCCACAATATTATTCCAATGGCCTGTCATGGCTCAGGCAGGCCGATACGCTGCTTTACCAGAGAACATGGTTCAAGCTCACTTCGTCGTGGCTTGGTGCGCCGTTTGGCCACTGGGATGCTGAGATTTACAACGGCAACGGCGTCCCGCCTGCGCCGGGAAATTGATTATGTTCACCTCGCCAATACCAAGACGCGGTCGGGTGCATCGGTCGGAAACATCGCGCCTGATTTCTCCACGGGAACCCGGCGGCCCCGGCGGTGACTGGAAGGCGGACAATCAACTGTCGCAAACGCTCGACCAGATTAATAACAGCCATGGCGCACTGGCGCAAAAGGTTGCAAAACTGGGCAAGGGAATGCCGGTCAGTTCCATGCATCCGTTCAAGATTTACCAGTTTCCCACGCAATACCGAACCGTGCATAGCTCAAATGATTGGAAACGATTCACCGTAAGAGGCGGTCTGATGGGTTTTTTCTCCGTGTTGGGCACTGATTTGTCTGCGGGCACAAATAATCCATACGGAATGTGGGGAAGTGCGGATTATGACAATGTGATTCAATATCCTTTTTTCGACCCGACCGGGGCCGTCAAGGGACAACAGTTCTTTCAATTCCAGTTCGTTCCGGGAAGCGGTTCCACATTGGCGCAACCCGGATGGACGGAAGTGGTGGTTCCGGCGGATGGAAACCAGTATTATTTTTGGGTGAGCCTTTGCTCTGCGTTGATTCCGGTGGTGATGTTCGGGGCGACTCCGGTTGGCGCAACCATTCTTTATGGCGGGACTCAGACGGATATTTGGCCGGGATTCCCCGAACCTGACCCGTATCACTGGCTGATTGGCTCCATATTTTACAATGGCTCATCCTATACGGTAAACCAGTTTCTTAACGAACACATTCAGGCATATCCATTCCAGACGATTGATAGTGTTCCAAGCAATCCAGCCTGCGCTCCGACCAGAAGTTGTGGAACGTATGCGGCGGGCCAGTTCTATTTTTATGGCGACATTGTGACTCAAGTAAAGCCTTCTAATTCCAAGAACGTGCTTTCCCAGTATTGTTTTACACCGGACAGCAATCTGGCATTCATTTATCGGATTAATCAGGGGCCGATTGTGGGCGTTGACCCGGCAACGAATAATACCACCGACAGCACTTCCGACCAGCCTTGGAAACTGTTGTCGCGGAGCTTAATCGATGCTACTTATCAGACCGGCGCGTACGATAATACAAAGTATTATGTGAGGACTTCATGAAGATTTTAAGATTACTTCTCTTTCTTTTATTCTGCCTGCCTTGTGAAGCGTCGTTGACTGTCACCGTCAACCTTACAGACGTATTGGGTAATCCGATTACCAATCACACTGTCATTGTGCAGTCTTTCACGCTTCCAGCCGTAAACAGTTCTTCGATATTGGTCAGTGGATTCAATACCAATACGGACAATACCGGAACGTTCATAATGACCAATCCGGCCCAGAATCTTCTGTATGTGATAAAACCGGTTGCACCTCCTGTCCTGCAATCATTCCAGATTTTCATCCCTCCCGGCATCTCCGGCGCAACGAATGCAAGTTACCTAACAGTGGCCAATGCCACCGCAACCTTTCCGGCGGCGGCGGTGGCATGGTCAACTGGCACAAGCGATTTGCGTTATTTGTCTGCGGCATTATTGGCGGGATATGCCTTTCAGACTTCCAACAATCTTTTCACGTTGACGAACAATTTCACCGGCACATTGCAACTTGGCGGAACCAACATAACCAATTTCTTTGGCGGTGGTTCGGGAAGTCAGACGCCATTAACCAACAATGTGAACGGGGCAGGCCAGACCATATCCAATGCCACTTTCTCAGGCATTGGCTCCGGGCTGACCGGCATAAAAGATTCGGCATTGTCCACCAACGTTCCATTGCTTAATGGAACGAACGTCTTCTGGACGGGAACCAATATATTCGCCAATCAGACTGTCATTTCAAATTCCACGGTGACAATATTGAATTCCAATGGCGTGGTTAAGACCCAGTTCTTCCCAGATGGTTCGATGGCCTTTGCTGGCGGCACAAGTGGGGTTGATGCGAATGGAAACTTCTTGGGTGGATTCAGCGCCAACCAATTAAATAGCGGAACGGTTTCCACAAACCGACTTCCGGCGGCGTTAATACCCATTGCTGGAACTGGTATTTCCATATCTGTGGCTGGATTAACTCCAACCATTTCCACGGTTGGAGCAGCACCTACCGGGGCGGCATCCGGAGATTTGACGAACAATTATCCCAACCCATCGCTTGCCAGCATCATTGCCTCTGGAACGGCAACCAAGGTTACTTACGATTCAAAGGGGAGAATCATTTCGACCAATTCTCTTTCCAATGCCGACCTGCCTGCCAGCGGCGTGTCCGCCGGTATATTCACCAAAGGAACCGTCAATGCTCAGGGAATAATCACCGGAACGAATGCCTTGGTAAATGCCGACCTTCCGACCAGTCCAGTCAGTCCCGGAACGGCAACCAAGATCACCGTCAATGCCCAAGGGATAGTGACGGGAACCAACGTTTTGCTGGATGCAGACATTCCGGTTCAGGAGCTTCGCACCAATGGAAATGGAGCAGCCCTGACAACCCTCAACGGAACTCAGATTACCAGCGGAACCATTACGACCAATGTTCTGCCATCGGCCTTGGTTCCTTTGGCCGGGTCAGGCGTCTCTATTTCCGTGAATGGATTGACAGCAACCATATCGTCAACCGGCGGTGGTTCCGCCACGAATGCGATTGCCAATCTTAATGGGTTGGGAACCAACACGGCAATAACCAGCGATGCCACCAATACCATCCCGCTCTCGATTACCGGCAAGGCTTCGACCAAGACGAATCTGGTTCAAGTGACTGACAATGCAGCCAATCCTTTCTTTGCCATTGGAGCGGCGGGCGGGCTTTCGGTGGGAACGCTTAATGTTCCGGCGGGAAGCAATATCTATGCGGCGAGCAATATCATTGCGGGTGGGTCAATCACCGCGTCAAATAATGCGCAGATTAATGGCTTGCTCAGCATGTTGACCGGGCCGGGAGCAAATTTAATCAATGCCACAAATTCCGCTGGGACGGTTGAGTTGTCCGTAACAACTAATGGAGCATTGACGACTGGAACCACCGCAACGATTGGAACAAGCCTCACGGTAAATACAAGTGCGACTTTTGCCGGGGTGAATGCCTCAGTGAGTTCGACCGGACATTTTGGTTCTTCTGGCGGGTCTGGAGCCAGTCTTGACAATTTCGTAGCTGGCAATGAAAACAATTCGCTTCAATCCGGGGCGGATTCTAGCGCGATAACAGGAGGCAAATTAAACACAATCTTTGCAGGTGCAAATAATTCTGTAATTTCAGGGGGCGCATTAAATAATATCGGAGACAGCACTAATGCCGCAAACGATTCCGCTATCATTGGAGGAATAGCCAATAACATCTATGCCAATTCGACGGCTTCATCCATAGCTGGAGGATTGGGGAATATTATAAAACCATCAACCTTATTTTCTTTTGTAGCTGGAGGATTGAGCAACACCGTTGGAGGAGGAGCCTCTTTTGCCGGTGGTGAATATGCCAATGCTGCAAATACAAACACATTTGTCTGGAACGATAGTCTAGCACCGTTTTCCAGTAGTGGCACGAATCAGTTCCTAATCCATTCCTCTGGTGGAGTCGGTATAAACACCAACAATCCTCAGACATACGCACTGAATGTCCATGGCACGGCCAATATAGATTCCGGACTTAGCGATGCCTCTCTATCGGCTAATGTCCCGCTATTGAACAAAAATAATACATGGACTGGTGCTAGCAACGTGTTTACCACGCCGACCTATTTCATCGCCACCAATCTTAATGTGTCTGGAACATCTTTCGAGAATAACACACAGATTACCAACAATCTTCAATACCTGCTAAATACGAATCATAATGGATACTTTCTGGTGGAAGACGCCAATGGCAATGTAAGGAATACCAACAACGGCTCCGGGCTGACGAATCTCGACCCGGGTATAACGCGAGTGTCGGACTTTTCCGCCGCGTCAGACCCGGTCGATGCCGCGTTGCATCAGTGGACGAACCGACTGGGAGCGGTCTATTTTCCAAACACTCCTGCAAACAACTTCACCGGATTCACTCTGACCGCGCCTTTTGCCACCGGGTTCAACAGCCTTATATCCACTCTTGACATCGAGGGTCAAAACAACGGCTCATCAGTCTGGAACTGGACGGGAACCAACGGGGTGATGCTCAAATACGGCGTCAATAACAACACCCCGGTAAACCTCAATAACATCACGCTGAACGGGTCGGGTGGAACGGGAACGAACTTCGGCTATATCCAAACGAGTGTCAATCAAGGTGGCTTGGGGCCGATAAACTGGAACAACGTTACATTTAATAATTTGAGCGTTGGGGCGGAAATCTTCAATTCTGGCGGCTTTTTCTATGGCGAGAATCAGTGGAGTTGCGGCATTGGCATGTTTTTCCCCACGTTATCCGATAATCAGGTAATCGACATTCGCTCCATCGGCAGCACGAATGCCGGGCTGGTGATGGAAGGCAAGGGGAACCGCGTCAACTACAACGGTTCGGGCGAGCAAATTGGAATCCTGATTGGCAAAGGCGGCAATGCCGACTTACAGGTTTCAGCGGAAGTGCCGAGCAACTGCGTCGTTGGAATCGGCTACCCGCCAGGCAACACGATTTTCCCCAAACAAACTCTGGCAACGAGCGGGGGACACATCGACGGCATCCGTATCCATGACGGCTACCTGTTGAATGGCGCGGTCTCCAATGCGGCTTCGGACAACATTCCGGCACTGGTTAAGCTGTGGGATGAACCTGATTTATTGAGTCTGGTGAACATGTCCATCGTCGGAGTGACTTGCATCATTTCTCGAACTAACATCGCCGACAACACGCCCATGACTTTCGACGGCGTAAGCGTGTCGGGTGGTTCAAACCTCGTGACTTTCAGCGACGGAACATCGATTTCAGCAACAGTTCTTGGAAATCCAGCAATAACAACCGCCAATCATCTCGGTGTAAATCTTGGAGATGTTGAATATTTAAATTCCTTCTTAAAATATCAAAGAGATACACTTGGAAACATATGGATTGGTGGCAATTATACCACTCAGAAGCCTTTCAGTGGAGTGAACGGCGACAACCCGTTCGCTTCCTCAAACACCATTTCATTCCGCGCTGGCGCGGACAACGGATTCACGGTGAACAGCAACGGTAACGTTGTCATCGCGTTTGTGGGAACTCGAGGCCATCCCTCGATAGTCACTCAATCCGGGGCCACTACTGACTTGTTCTATCCCACCTCTACAACGGACTTTGGAGGCGATGACATAGCCAACTGGAACAACGATGGTAACAATGTTGTTACGGCTCATGGCCGATTCGGAACCTACCCAACTAACTATGCCGGAAACAAGACGCTCGGAATTTTGGACAGCACTGTGATTGTGAAGGCAAGCGGGGTGGCCGTAATCACGCTGCCGGACGCAACTTCACATGCGAAAGGCGCGCAGTATCAGGTGCTGAACGACGGCACCACGAACATGACTTTGAACACGACGAGTTCGCAGACCATCGGAAATAATATAACATTGACATCCATGACGCTCGGGCCGGGACAATTTATGCACGTCCAAGGAGACACGGCTAATTGGAAAGAAATTGGAGGAAACATAAGCACTGGCGGATTCACCACCATCAACACAAACCAGTTTGCCGTGTCTTCCACAGGCTGGACGAATAGCAATGCTTTCGACTGCATAATGTATATTACCTCCGCAACGGCGGCCACATTCACCTATAGCGATGGAACGAATACTATATTCACGGACAGTGGGTTGACATTCACTACATCAGAAACTCTCATCATGCATCCTAGCTATAAGGTGGTGGTGTCATCGGGAACAATCTCAGGAGTAGCCATAGTGAAATGACCGCGACCTTCCATTTTAGATACAGGCATAAACATGTTCTTGCGCTTTTTCTGTGCATTTATATGGTTCGTTCAGCAACGGGTGGTAATATTCTTACTTCCGACCGTTCCCCGACAACCAATGCGGTTCCGTGGCTTAACTTGTCCGGTGTGCCCGGTGGAATACCATTTAGAAATGTCACAAACGCCACGGTTCATAGCAGCGGCGGAAATGGGATTGACGATGCGACCGCCATCAAGAATGCGATACAGAATTGCACCAGCAATCAGGTCGTGTATCTTCCTGACTCCAATTATTTCTGCAATTCGCCAATTGAATTTACCACTCCTGACCTTGTAAAAGGCCAATATGTGACACT